TCAAGTCAAACATCCAGTACGGTATCCAATTCAAACAACACATTTTACGCTTTTGGGCAGTATGTAACGGCAATTTCTGGATCGGGAGCGGCTGTTGATACGGTTATCCAAGCATCTATGGATGGTGGTACAAATTGGTACGATGCCTACCATTTCCCGAGAATGACAGCGACAGGACAATTTTATACTGGCCCGATTAAAATTGTAGGGAACAGTATTCGATACGTTCGGACAGTCAGCGGAACAACACCGTCAATCACCATGAGCGTGCGAAAAGTGCTCCGTGTCGGTGGCGATGCTCCTGTTTCTACATGTTTTTATGACCGTACTGTAGCGGTGAACACTCTCAACGCAACTACGCCAAGTTATTTTGTAGAAGGGTGTGATTCGTTTTCGATGACGGTGGCAATGGGTGCAATTACAACCACAGCCCCACAATTCCAACTTGAAGGCTCTGACGATAATGCAAACTGGTTTGCATTAGGAACTCCATTAACCGCAGTGGCTAACTCTACGGTAAATAGATTTGAAGACGGAGGGGGATTGCCAAGGTTTATCAGGGCACGAGTATCTACTGCTGGATCAGGTGCAACCCTGGTTTACGTCAATTTGAAAGGAAACAACTTGTGATTACGATCTGGAGAAAATTACCTGATGAATCATGGGAGTTGGTATCCTCTCATGAAACTATTTCTGAAGCTCAGGCACAATTATTTGCACTTCGGACTGGAGAAGGGGAATATAGAGTTGAACTGAGGGAAGGATCGACTAGCTCGATATTGGATCTATAATGGACATATTAGTCGAGTTTACAGGGGAAGTTGGGGCTAGGGTCATCAAAGATCCACGAATTATTGCCGAAAAAGTAGGCAAAGATAATGTCCTTTTGAACCCAGACATGAAGCACCTAAACGGAATTTCCCCTTCTTTCTGGGTAAAGAACGGCGATCTAATCGAGGCGATTGATCCCCAGCAAGCGCACAAAATGGTTTTTGAGTCGGAGGCTCCTGGAGCTATGTTGACCCCTCAGAAGCTTGTCAGTTTTGAAGAAAAGCTCAAAGAGATCAAAGGAGAAATTGACGCAAAGCGCGATCAGGATATGCACTATCTTCTCAGGGCTTTGAAAAATCAACGCAAAGACATAGATGAAGAAATCCTTGGATTAGACGACAAATTGACCGTTCAGATTATGGAACTTGAGAAATGGGTCAAAAACAGTCAGAGAAAAATACAGGTATTGTCTTTTCTCTATTTAATTGCAATCATTTTGATAAAATTCTTGTAAGGAGCAGAGATGGCTAAGATTTACGGCGCGTTAGAGGTAGCACAGCTTGAGTGGTTCACAGATGCGGGAAAGCCAGCCGCCTCGTCGTATATCTACAGAGTTATCTACGTTAGCGACCTGAAGCAAGTAATGGTTTCGGATGGCACTAACTGGGTTCCATTCCTGAACACCTCTACTAACCAGACCCTGAACGGAAACATCACCTTTGCGGGGGAGCAGATTTTTAACGGGCTCCATCGGTTGTCTGTTACTACGGATTCTTCTAGCACGGGGGCAATTACTGCGCTGAACAACGTAACTCCAGTGATTGAGTTCACCGCTGCGGTTACTTCTATTTCGGGGATTGTCAATTCTGCTTCTGGCGCGACGGTAATGCTTGTAAACCGCACTGGCGGGACCATCGCGGTACTTGATGAGGATACCGGCGCAACTGCAGCTAATCGTATCCGTACGGGCACCGGCGCTCAAATTACCCTAGCAAACAACGCTTCCGTACTTTTGACCTATGTTGGGGACAGCCGCTGGCACGTTATTGGCGGGTCAGGATCAGGCACTGGAGGCGGAGCCCTTAACTATATTACCAATGGCTCTGCTGAAGCAGACACCCTTGGGTGGGCTACCTATGCAGACGCTGCTGGAGCAGCTCCGGTGGATGGGACTGGCGGGACAGCTAACGTAACCTTTACCCGCACTACCACCACTCCGTTGATTGGCACGGCCTCGTTCTTGTTGTCTAAAGATGCAGTGAACCGCCAGGGCCAGGGAGCAAGCTACGATTTTACGATCGACTCTGCGTATAGGGCAAAAGTGCTTCAGATTGACTTTGAATACCAAGTTGCTTCGGGCACGTTTGTAGCTGGGACCGCTACTACGGATTCAGATATTACGGTGTGGATTTACGACAAAACCAACAACCTTCTGATCCAACCTTCTACCTACAAGTTGCTGTCTAACAGCTCTTCTCTTTCGACTAAGTTTTCGGCCACCTTCCAGAGCGCATCGAACTCAACTAGCTATCGCCTCATTTTCCACGTTTCGACCACAAGTGCTAATGCTTACTCGCTTGAAGTCGATAACATCTCGGTAGCTCCTGAGCAGTATATTTATGGAACTCCTGTGACGGACTGGCAAGATTACACGCTCACTATCGGAGCGACTACTACAGCTCCGACACAAGGCTCAGGAGCTGTTAAATCAGCTCGATGGCGCAGGGTTGGTGATTCGATGCAGTTGTCTTTTACTTATTCACAGACCGCTGCAGGATCTGCAGGATCTGGGACATATCTTTTTCCATTACCTTCTGGTTTTTCCGTAGACACTACAAAAGCGACCGTCGCATCGACTACCATTGGAACGACTGCGACAAATCTTGGAATTGGTTGGTTATCAACAACTACGTCTTCTAATACCTCAACTGCTGGAGTTGGTGGGATTTATGCGTATAATTCTACAAATCTGGTAATTACTGGACCAAGCACCGCTGCTGGGACGCTTAACCCTGTTTCAAGCACTTATATTGCATTATCAAACACAAACATTTACTACTCAATAAATGCAATTATACCCATCTCCGGCTGGTCATCCTCCGTCCAGACCAGCGATCAGACGGATACGAGGGTGGTGGCTGCTCAATATACAAGCAACGGAAATCAATCACTTACCGGTGACGTTACAAATATCACGTTTTCAACTTTAAATTATGACACTCATGGAGCGTGGAACGGAACGACATTTACTGCTCCTGTTAGCGGGTATTATCAATTTCAAGGAATGGTCTTCACTGGGTCTGTAAATATTGATCTATGGTTATGGAAAAATGGCGTAAAAACATTTATTGCAACACAAAATCGTGGAGTAACTACGTCAATTCATGGTTTTTCAGGTTCTTTATTTTTAAATTCCGCAGACACGGTTACTCTTAAAAGCGACACTAATGCGACTTTATCGGCATCGACATCAAACCATTACATAAATATCAACCGTCTATCCGGCCCCAGCGCCATCGCAGCGAGTGAGACAGTTGCGGCGAGTTACTGGCTCAGCTCAAACCAATCGTTAACAGGCGGGACAACTACAATCAATTTTGATTCTAAAGAATTTGATTCTCATGGGGCGGTTACTACCGGATCAAATTGGCGCTTTATTGCTCCAATTCAAGGAACTTATCTTGTAACAGCTATTTTGAATCAAGCCAGCGGGGCGGCAACGTACGCTCATATCTATAAAAATGGAACGATCTACAAAGGAATAGGAGTGTATGGAAATACATCCGCCGCAACTTTGATCGGTGGAGGAACTCCAATAAGATTAAATGCTGGTGATTATATTGAACTTCGTTGTTCTGTATCTATGACTCTACAAGGCGGCGTGTTAGGAGCAACTTCAGTTTCATCCAATATTTCAATTACTCGGGTAGGTAACTAATGAAAAAGATCAAAGTCACAGACAAGAACGGAACGATTGAATATCTGAACGACGGAGAGGTGCTTGATCGTCTGCATCTCATGGGCCACGGTAAGCCAGAGCGCTGGGTGCCTCACAAGGACGAAGGCGGCGAATATGACGAGGCCGACGTGCTGGATGAGCGGATCGTAGAAGTATCTCCCGCTATTGATGCTGTAGTGAACGACGCTAACGAAATCGTTCAAGAAGCTATCCCTGCAAAAACTAAAAAAGAAGTAAAGCTCCGGGCCGAGTACACTGTAGAGATCATCGACATCTCCGCCCAAGTAGCCCTTGAGAACTGCATGGCAGCTCGCAAGGCGGAGTATCCTACTCCAGAAGAATTTATGAACGCATTTTTCGACGGGGGCGAATCCGCAGTAGCGGCTCTCCAGGCCAAACGTCTCGCAATCAAGCAGAAATACCCAAAACCATAGGAGGGTTATGGATAAGCGGGGGGCTACTACATTAGAGCTTGTTCTTTGGCTGGTAGGAGCGGTGGGTGCAGTTACGGCCTATGCGCACATGACGTTTACGACTTATCGGGAAGTTGCGCCAAGACTTGACCGTATTGAAAACAAGCTTGATTCTATTTTAGAGTTAAGAGGGGGAAGAAATAATGGACAGTAAACTTTTGTTGGTAATTGCCGTTCTTGGTGGGATCTCCGAGGCACTGAGCCTCATCCCAGCAATCAAAGCAAACGGTGTGTTTCAACTGATTCAAAACATCCTTAAAGTAGCTCTTGGTAAAAAAGAGTAATGGGCCTGACAGAGCTTTTCAGCTTGTTGGCAGGAATTGTTAAATTCTTACCTCAAGTAAGGGCTCTTGTGGTTCTTTTGCAACAGTCTCCGGCGGAGAGGGCTACACAAATAAGTGAGCTGATTATGAATGAATCAGAAAAGCTCCGCTTAACGGGGAGGCCGACATGGGAAAAATAGCAGGGGGGTTTCTGCTAGGGGTAGCACTTTCTGCATGTCTGGCCTCCTCGCCTTTTCCTTTCCATTACTACGCTCTCCAGGCTGCGTCCTATGATGGCAAGCTGATCGGGCCTACGGAGGACAAGGATCTGCTTTTTAAGATGTGCTCCCCGACCGAGGCCGACAAAGCCCCCTGCATGGTCATGTTTACGGCTGACTTTATGCGGCTCAAGGAAGCCCACAGTAAATGTTTGGTTGATCTAGACGCATCTCAAAGGGGGATTGAATGATTAGCATGAAGGAATTGAATCCGCATGGGTATCCTACAAACCCTGCGATTGATAAGAACCTAGCCATCCTGCATCAGCGCATGAATGAACTTCGGGTCATCTGGGCGAAGCCCATGATTGTCACCTCCGGCCTCCGTTCAGATGAGCAGCAGATGGCTCTTATCAAAGAGGGCAAGTCCAAGGCGATTGCCTCCAAGCACCTGGCGGGGATGGCTTGTGACATTTATGACCCGGACAAGGAGCTTGCCAAGTGGTGCTTGGCCAATGAGGACATCCTGCGTCGCATTGGCCTTTGGTGCGAGCATCCGGACTACACTAAGAATTGGGTACATTTCCAAGTAACTCCGCCTAAAAGCGGAAAAAGGTTTTTTATTCCATAGTTTTTTGGGTAAGATAAAGTAAATAACGAATAGGGGCCGATCATAGCCTCCAAGGGGTAGGAGATACGATGGCAACGACACTTTCATACGGTTTTATTCAACCACAAAATGGCGATAAGGGTTCGGTATGGTTTCCGGCGCTGAATAGTAACATTCAGCAGTTGAACGACCACACTCATGATGGGGTTACTTCGGCTCAAATCGCAGCTACATCAATCAATGCTGGGACGGTAGCAATACCTTCGGCATCATGGGTTTTAGATGTGACAGGACGGTACAGGCAGGATGTAACTGTTCCTTCGGGATTCAATATGACTGGATATTCTATCACCTTCTATTTATCTACAGGTGAGATCATTCATCCTTCAATTACTCAACTTAGTTCTACGTCATTTAGAATATTCGGACCTGACAACACCCTCACTTATTCGGCGGTATTCCGGTAATGCCATTAGCTAACCAACAGCTCGTAGTAGGCGATTTCTCAGGGGGCATCACCGACTACGGTCTTGATGCACAGCCTAATCAATCGGCTACTATTGAGAACCTCGTCATCAACAAGAACCGCAAGCTAGAAACGGTTCCTGGCAGTGACATTTACAATTCTCTTTACCCTCAGATCCCAGACGGTAACGTCAGGGTTACCGGGCTGTTTAAGAGCTTAGACCCCCAGCTCTATGTCACCTCTTCCCGTAAGGTCTGGTATCCGGGGGCATCTGCCTGGACGGAGCTTGTTGGGCCGACCTCTAACCCTGCCTTTTCGGTAGGCACTACAGCTACATTTGTATCGACTTCTGAGTGGAACGGCCACACTTATGCAGTGAACTCCGACTACGCAACGCCGATCAAGATCTACAAAGGAGCATCAGCTCCTCAAGTACGCACTGCTGGTTTGCCTGCTCTTGCTACTACTCCTACCTGTACCCCACCTTCTTCTGGTTCTTCGCATAACTATATTTATGCGTTTCATTACGAATATACATATGTAATCGACGGAGCCACTACATTTGTGGACTATGGCCCTGTAACGTATGTTTCGATGAGCACTAACAACAACATTAGCGGCTCACATCAGGTTGCTATTGCAGCCATGCCAACCTTGGCAAATGGTTCCACCCTTAACTACGACACTGCAAATATAAAGATCTTTATCTATAGAACGATTGATGATGGGATTACTCTTTATAAAATTGGACAAGTAAATAACGGCACAGCTACTTTTACGGATAACTTTACCGACGCTTCCATTACTTCAAATCTGCTTCTCTACACCAATGGCGATGTGCTCGACTATGACCCCCCGCCTCAATGCAAATACGTTCATGTGGTGAATGGAGTTGCGTACTATGCCAATATCAAGGATGGGACAGACTTCCGCAAAAACCAACTGCGCCAATCCATTCCTGGAGATCCTGATTCTTGCCCAGCAGATCTTACGATTGATCTGCTAGAAGAAATCGTAGGCATCTCCTCCTATAACGACAACCCGATCGTCTTCTCAAAGAAGCGAGTTTACCGCTTGAACGGACAGTATGATGAGCTTGGTCAAGGCCAGGTCATCTATGAAGACATCACCAAAACTGTAGGCTGTATGAGTCACAACTCCATCGTGCAGACGCGCTATGGGGTATTTTGGGCGGGGGACGATGGATTCTACTGGACGGACGGATTCAGTTTCAAAAAGATCTCAGATACTATCAACGAGCGCTACAAAGATCTTGTATCTAGTGATACGCGCAAGTCTCGCATTTATGGAGCGTTTGATACTGTAGACAACAAGATCCACTGGGCCGCAACTTCGGGGGATTCGTCTACCGATAACGACTGTTTCTTCACCCTGGATCTCCGCTGGGGCATCTCCGAGGCAAGTACCTTTACCACCCGAGTTGGTGGCACTTCGTTTGCTCCGACTGCGATCATCTACTACGGCAACGACCTTCTCAGGGCTGACCGTAGGGGCTATCTGTTTAAACACAACTCTAACTACACCACCGATCCGAAGGTTAATACGCTTGCTGCGTACTCTACCTGGGCAAGGCAAGCGATCATCCCGCTGTATCAGTCCACGATCTTCAACTTCGGCCTCCCAATGGTCCGTAAGTGGGTTCCGAAGATGCTGCTCTCGATGCAGAACGTAACCGATGTGTCGGTGCAGATTAGCTCGATCAACGACGACTCTACTGCGGCGGATGATCTTCTTGAGATCCGTTACCGGGCCAACATCCTTTGGGGGGATGTGGATGCGGTGTGGGGTGCAGACACCCCGAGCTGGAGCTTCTTTAACCTCATCGAACAGATGCGTCGCTTCCCTGCCGGGGGGCTTCGCTGTTCGTTCAAACAGATTGAGATTACCCAAGCATTTACCGCGATCTACAATTCGGATAACTATGGAGTTGCGAACGTAAACTCTGCCACTAAACAAGTGACGCTATCGGGAGGCTGGCCTAGCGATTCGGTGGACTACTACATTTCGTTTGAAACAGATGGGTATGTAAAAGAGTACCAGATTACTCAACTTAATAGTTCAACTGTCATTACCTACCTCGACCCATCTATCTCCCAGCCCACCGCAACGGGGGTTAAGTGGGTTATCCGGGGCTACCCTAAAGGGGAGATCTTCAACATCCTCTCTTACGTCATTTACTACGCTCCGCTTACCGATCAGTCCTACAAGACTTATCGCAGGGAGCAGGACTCTAGCGGGGAGAACGCATGAAGCGGAAGTTCTACGTCTCCCAGATCCAAGACGACTTTGTACGCCAGAATATGAAGGCATTGAGCGAAGTGTTCAATGTGAACCCCTTCTTAAAGGGACAATGGCGCTTCTTTACCTTTGAGGTAACTGTTTCTGGAACAGGGGTAAAGCTAGAGCACAATCTGACTTTTACGCCAGTGGATGTGATTGTAACTTCTGTAATTGGGGGTACAATTACATTTAAGTACGATCAGTTCGACAAGACCTTCTTGGTCTTTGACGCAACGCTTAGTGGAACCGAGCCGATGACTGTAAGGACGCTTATCGGTAGATATACGGAGGGAACAATCGGTGTATAGCCCTACTTATGCAGATTTGAAAGCTTACTTGCAGAAGGAGCTGGACCTGGAAGATGAGACATTCATCACTCCAGATGAGATGAAAAGCTACTTTAACGAAGCGGTCGATATGATCGAAGCCGCCATTCACAATATTTACGAGGACTACTTTCTCACAAACACCTCTCTCAGTTTTGTGAATGGGCAGGCAGCCTACGCTCTTCCTTCTGACATCTATGCTCAGAAGATTCGTAAGATCCTCTACAACGATGGAGGAGCGTACAAGTATGAGATCAAACGCGTTAAAAAGCTTGAGGAGACGATGTTTATTCAGACTCCTGATCTTTATAGCTATGTGCTCACTAATGATGCTACTGCGGGGCTTAAAATAACCCTATTTCCGACTCCCCAGGCCGATGCCCCTTATGGGACTATTTGGTACATCCGTAATGCAAAAAGGTTTACCGTAGACGCAGACGTATGTGATATTCCTGAATTTACCAACGTGCTTGTTCAGTTTGTCCGGTGGAAGTGCCTCAACAAAGAGGGCCATCCGGACACTATGCAAGCACTTGAAGACCTGGGCCGCATGAAGCAGGAAATGGTCGATACCTTGACTGCTCGCGTACCAGATGAGGACAACTTTGTTTTGAAAGATATGAGTTTCTATCGTGACTTTGACGACTGGAGATTCGGAGGAGGGCAATACTAATGAGCACGTCAACAACTGAAACAAAAGGAAGTCCATATTCTTTACAAGAACTAAAAATGATGGGCATTCGTGATGAAGCTCAACAAATGGAAGAACGGATGAAGTATGGTCCTCAGATTACTTACAATCCGATTGAAGAAACTGTAGGGCCAGACGGCAAGAAAACTATTGGGCTCCGTAAAGAGTTTCAACTAGAAGGTCCAGAAGCATATCTAACTGCGGAAAGAGCGCGGTTAGGGCAAGAACAAGCTCAATCTTTGGATCAGCTTAATAAGGCTCGTATGCAGCAAGAAGCTCAACAAAGAGCTTCTTTAGCTACTAAAGGGGGATCTAGAGGTACTAATCCAGCTCTTGCCGGGCGCTACAGTATGCGAGATGCGCTCATGGGGCAGCAAAATTTAATGGCCCAAAAAGCTAGTCAGACTGCAGAATTAGAATCCAAAGGACAAGCTTTAGCGCAAGATATTAAATCTAGAAACCTTGCTAACCTAATGGGCGAGACTAAGAGACTTGATGAATTTAATCTTGAAAAGTACAGGTCTATTCAAGAACAACAGGCGGCTAAAGAAATGGCAGCCGCGTATAGGAATCAGCCAAGAGGAAAGTAATGGAGATCCGGCATATTCCGAAAGAGAAATTCACCGATCAGTTTTTAGAAAATGTTCATAAGAACATTTTTAATGAAGCTGTTCCGGCAGATTTTTTTAAATTTGACGCTTGTTTAGTGGCTGAAGAAAACGACCAACTTTTAGCGTATGTTCTGATAAAAGAAGTGACTTCCTGCATGGTGGATATTGCCTGGGGGGGCTCTTTCAAAAATGTTAGAGGAGCGATCATTAAAAAAGTATTTAATGAGGGTATCGAGCTTCTTTTAAAACACTATTCAACGATTACTTTTCAGACAAGAAACACAAATTTAGCTATGATTAAGTTAGGGTTGCTTGGGGGGTTTTTGATTACTGGGACTACTCTAATTAACGAAAATGAACTGTTTATAAATTTTTCTAGGAGGAGAAACTAATGGACCCGTGGACAATGGCAATTATTGGGGCAAACCTTTTTGGATCACAGTTATCTGCTGCTCAAAAAAGAAAGCAAAGAGACTTTGAAATCAACACAAAAGCCGCTGAAATGGAAGCTCAGCCTTTCATGCGAAAGGATGTTCAAAAAACTCAAGTAACTACTCCTATTAGCAACACCTGGTCTGATCTTTTGGGAGGGGGGCTAAATGCAGCTTCTCAAATTCAAGCTTTTAGAAAAGCGGGGTTGCTGGACACTTCAGGAACTAGTGGGGGGATTCAAAAATTTGATCCGGGCTTAGACACTGTTTCCCCAGAAGAACAAGAAAAAATCATGGAAATTTTAAATAGCCCACAACAAAAAAGTGCTTGGGTTAGATTGGCCTCTTCGTACAAAATGGCCTAAAGGGGGCACTATGGCAGAGATTCCACAGCAACCGAAAGTTTTACCTGTTTCTGATGCGCTTACGGAAGAAGAGCTAAAAAAGCGTATTATGCTTGGGTATGCTGAGTCAATGAAACAACAGCAAGAACAGGTTAAAGCCTTTAAGGATATGCTTGCTCAAAGAATTGCTTTAGAAGAGCAAGGCGGAACTCTTGGCCAATTAGATCTACGTCCTTTTGCTCAAGCGCTACAGCAGTATGGAGCGACCAATGTGGCGGTCCCAGAATCTGCCCCAGTAGACCCTATTGCCTTGAAGCTAAAACTTCAAGAAGCAGTATCAGATGCACAACAGGGGCTTGGAAAGCAACAGCTTGACTATCTTCGTTCTCAGCTTCTTGCACTTAGAGAAGGCAAGGCTGGGAAACAAGCGCAACAATCGGCGGAAAATTTTAATCTCCGTCTTAGAAGCACAATCAATACTTCTGAAGAAGCCAAAAAGATTCGCAACATTGGGGCTTTAAATACCAAACTTTCTAATCTTGAAAATCTTGTCAATAAAACAGGGGCAGAGCTAACAGGTAAAGAAAAAGCAGCTCTTGATAGTGCGTTTAGAGATGCTGAGGTAGCTTGGAAAGAAGCAGCTAATCTCGGTGCTCTTACAGGCCCAGATGTAGGAATGATTCAAGGAGCACTCGGACAAAGCCCTACTTCACTGGCAGGAATTGGACGTTATGCCATATCTGGAGGTAAAGAAGGACTTCTTTCCAAAATTAGAGGCGCAAGACAAAGAGCTACTACTGAGGGAAAAGGACATCTTGAAAGTCTCCAAGCAGTTTTCCCATACGATCAGGCAATGCCTATCTATCAAGATCTCAATAAGAAACTTGAAATGCCAGAATCAGAGGCCGATAAGATCCGCAAAGAAATTAAAGCACTCAAGGAGAGCAAATGACTCCTGAAGAAAAGCAAAAGAAAATTGCAGAACTAGAAGCCAGACTTGCACAGATTGAAGGAACTTCAGAGTCTGAAGAACCTGGGATTGGCGAAAAAGCCCTCCAAGCTGCTATGCCAGTTCTCGATCCTCTCGGTAGGGTTATAGACGTAGCCACTCTTGGAGCCCCTATCCGAGCAGGGGTTGCTAAACTTGTAGAAGCGCAAACGGGAAAAGAAATTGCACCCGAGTTGAAGCTAAGTAGAGGCCAAGCTCCCACATTTAAAGAAATCTGGGAGTCTCAAGGAATTAAAGAAGGAACCCCTGTTTCTGAAGTATTGCCAGGAATGTTCTCTCCTACTGGGGAAGAATGGCTCAAATTTAAAAAAGGTGGAATGTTCGATATTACCCCTCTCGGGGCCGCTGGTGGGGTGATGGACATTGCTACTGGCATGGGAGGCTCTGCGGTTAAAGCGCTTAAAGAAACCGCCCTTGCCCAGAAAGCCCTTAGCAAGATTCCATCCGTTCCTAAATATTCCATCATGTCTTCCCTGTCTGGAGTACCTAGAGAGGCGATTGAAACCTATTCAAAGAATAGAAAACTCATCAACCAACTAGACGAAGTAAAAGCAGCCGAACTTGCCGAGCAAGCTACCATTGACGCTAGAAAAGCTGTGTCTGGAATGCGTAATCAGCTTGGGCAAACACTTCAAAGAACGATGGAAGAGGCAGGTAATAAAGCTGCAGATATTAGTTCTTTTAAGGAAAAGCTTTATAATAAGGTAGTTCAATCGGTCGGGGATCTTAAGAACATATCCAACCAAGAACTAGCCGCTAGCCTTAAAGCTC